TAGAGGTCTACTCACTCAAGGACTCTGTCCCGAACAAGCCAGGATGTTCCTACCGCTGAATACCTACACTGAATGGATCTGGACAGGCTCTCTGTACGCATGGGCACGGGTCTACAATCAGCGCACAGACCCCCACGCACAGCAGGAAACGAGACAACTGGTCTTGACACTGGACGATATTTGTGGTAAGCTATATCCTGTGTCGTGGAAGGCACTCACTCAATCTAAGGAGAAACAACATGGCTGAATCGCGTTACGAGTTTACTTACCGGGATGATTATAACGAAGAGATTGCTAGTGTCTTCGGCCAAAAGTCCATTACCACCACAGTCGATATTGACGATGGTGCTCAGTGGTCAGCGGTACTCAAACACTTTGTCCATTTCCTTTCCCACGTCTACGGCTACGACATCAGTGATAAGATTGACTATCCTGATCCTCTGGTTCCTTCATCCATGTTTGACCGGGACGAAGACGACGACGAATGAGAACACACGCAGTAATTCCTGATTGCCAAGTTAAGCCCGGTGTTTCTCTAGACTATCTGGAGAGGATCGGGATGTACTTGGCAGAGAAAAAGCCTGACGTTATCGTGCAGATTGGGGACTTCGCAGATATGCCTAGCCTCAGTAGCTACGACGTTGGGAAGAAGAGTTTTGAAGGGCGACGGTATTGCGAAGACGCGGAAGCCAGTCACCTAGGGATGGACAGGCTGACTAAGCCTATCATCCGAGAACAGGCTAGGCTACGCAGAAATAAGAAGACTGTCTGGACTCCAGAACTTTATCTCACTCTCGGTAACCATGAAAACCGTATTGAAAGGGCTGTGAACAACGATCCTAAACTCGATGGTACGATGTCTGTTGACGACCTTGGCTACGCTGGCTACGGTTGGAGTGTTTCTGAATTTCTTCGTCCCATCTTCGTTGATGGCGTTAGTTACGCTCACTTCTTTACTAGCGGTCTCCTTGGACGCCCTGTTCCGAACGCTAGGCACCTTGTTATAAAGAAGCTACAAAGCTGTGTTATGGGACATAATCAGCAGTGGGACATTTACCGAACTACTCGGGCTGATGGTCGCGCTGTCATTGGGTTATTTGCTGGTAGCTGTTACGAACATGACGAAGACTATCTCGGACCTCAAGGCAACAACTACGACCGAGGATTCTGGATGTTGCACGAAGTCATGGATGGAGCATTTCAGCCCATGTTCGTCAGCCTTAGATACTTGGAGAAACGGTATGGAGTTTAATTGGCTAATTGGTCAGTATGTGAACACTGTCAACAAAACTGAAGCAGACATTGCTTGGCGGGATTACGTTCGAGAGAAAGAAGAAGCTTTTGCCAAACAACGTGAAGCAGCTATTGCAAAGGAAGCGTCCACCCTAACCCGCCAAGTCGGTGGAGACCACTACAAGAAGCAGGGGGCGACTATGCAGCCTTGGGCAATCATTGACGCCTGGGGGCTTGACTTCTACGCAGGGAACGTGCTAAAATACCTCCTGCGTCACCAGTACAAGGACGGGGTTGAGGACTTGAAGAAGGCCCGACACTACCTCGACCGGATGATTGAGAAGTACGATGAAAACCCTTCGTGAACTGGCAGAAGACTTAGCCACCTATGATGAAGTTGATGTCCTCGAAATGCTCGACCTAACCTCTGAAATGGTTATCAATCGTTTCATGGATCGGGTTGAAGAACGTGAAGCGTATCTAAGGAAGGAACTTTATGGAAGCGACGATGGCGGAAATGGCGATGGAAGAGGTATCGACGACAGTGGCTTTGGAAAGCACTTCGACGGATACGACTACGACGAATGGAATTGAAGAGTTTCTTCGCTATCCTCACCTGGAACGGCTCGGTAACACCGAGGTAGAGGGTATTGAACATGGACGTACTTACGTATTTCCTAAGATCGACGGCACCAATGCTTCTATGTGGAAGTCTAGTGTTGGTTTTCATTTTGGTTCTCGAAATCGTGAACTTCGGGTTGACAAAGACAACGCTGGCTTTATGGCTGCAATGCTTGGCAGCTATGGTGACAATTACCGTAGGTTTCTCTCTTCTTTTCCTCATCTTAGACTGTATGGTGAGTGGTTGGTGCCCCACACTCTCAAGGGCTACCGAGACGATGCTTGGAGGAAGTTCTACATCTTCGATGTGTTCGACAACCTTACCGGGGAGTTCGTGGACTACGAAGACTACCATCCGCTCATGCTGGAGTACAGCCTGGATTTCATTCCATGTTACTCGACAGTAATCAACGGAGACTACGAGAAGTTCATGTACGTTGCAAAGCAGCAACGGTTCCTGCTAACTTCAGACGCAGAGCATGGCGAAGGCGTGGTCATCAAAAAGTACGGCTACAAAAACGTCTTCCATCGTACCTGCTGGGCCAAGCTGGTCTTGGACGAATTCAAAGAAGACTTCCATGCCGTCATGGGACCGAATGAAGTCGGTGGTAAGTGCAACGAAGAGAAGATGGCAGAGGATGTGGTCACCTCCCATCTGGTGGAGAAGGAATATAACAAGATCGTCAACGAGCTTGGTGGCTGGACTAGTAAGGCTATTCCGCGACTGATCGAGACTGTCTACCGCTGTGTTATTGTCGAGGAACTCTACGACTACCAGAAAAAAGATCTCAAAGGCTCTATCGACTTCAAGACGCTCAAGCACTTCGTTGTTGAGCAGATTAAGAAACACAAGAAAGGACTGTTCTAATGGAATACCGTATCATTCAACGGGGCGATGGTTCGTATCTCCTTCAAATCAAGGAGTATCTGAAAAAAAAGTGGTGGTCTTGTACCCCTGAGATTATTTGGCACGACGTTAAGTATGGTCGCACTATTAAGGATCTCAAGAAGTTCATCGAAGATCACAAAGAATGTTCGTGGGCACATCGTTATGGCGACCTTGTTCCGATCATTGATCGTGGGATTATCTGATGGAAGTTAATCGTTTTAGGAATAGCTTTGCAGAGGATACATTCCGCCGTAAATATGCTCAAGGGCCTTCGGATACTTGGGATGCTCTTGTTGATCGACTGGTTGAAGACGTGTGTGGATCACGTGAAGGAACGCTTCCGGTTCTGATGAGCAAGGAAGACCGGGCACAGCTTGCTCAGTACATCAAAGAAATGAAGTTCCTGCCCGGTGGACGGTATCTTTACTACGCAGGGCGTCCCTACAAGGCTTACAACAACTGCTATCTTCTCAGGGCTGAGGAAGACACCCGAGAGGAATGGTCTAACGTAACATGGCGGGCAATGTCCTGCCTGATGACAGGAGGTGGAATTGGCATTGACTATTCGCGACTTAGACCTGCTGGACGTTCGCTTAAACGAACTGGCGGAAAAGCTAGCGGTCCTCTCCCTCTCATGTCAGCAATCAATGAAATCGGGAGAAACGTCATGCAAGGCGGATCTAGACGATCTGCTATCTATGCTAGCCTCAACCATGCGCACGAGGATGTACCTGCTTTCCTCTCGGTTAAGGATTGGCACAACCACCCAGCAGGGAACACCGGAGTAACGTTATGGGATCTGAAACAACAGGACTTCAACTTCCCAGCCCCTCTGGACATGACGAATATCTCAGTGAACTACGACGACGAGATTCTATCCGATCAGCGTATGTTTCAGGCACAGTGTTTGGCAGCGAATCCTGTTTTTCTACAGAACTGCCTCCAAGCAATGAAGACCGGGGAACCTGGGTTCAGCTTCAACTTTGGGACGAAGAAGAATGAGACGCTTAGGAATGCTTGTACAGAAGTTACGTCTGAAGATGACTCTGACGTATGCAATCTTGGTAGCATCAATCTTGGCAATATTGGAAGTCTGGAAGAACTCAAAGCAGTGGTTAGCCTTGCTTCCAAATTCCTTGTCTGCGGAACCCTTCGGGCCGATCTCCCTTACGATAAGGTCTACAAGGTCAGGGAAAAGAATCGTAGGCTTGGACTCGGCCTCATGGGTCTTCATGAATGGCTGCTCAAGCGAGGACAAGGATACGAAGTAACCCCTGAGCTTCACAAGTGGTTGGAGGTTTACCGTGACGAAAGCAAACGAGCAGCGGACGAACACTGTGACCGATTTTTCATCTCTCGTCCTGTCGCCTACCGGGCAATCGCTCCGACAGGTACTATCGGAATCCTTGCAGGTACTACTACAGGAATCGAACCACTCTTTGCTGTTGCCTATAAGCGGAGGTTCCTTACTGATGGAACCAAGTGGCGTTATCAATTTGTGGTTGACAGTACGGCTGAAGGACTCATCCAAACTTACTCCATTACGCCTGAGAGTATCGACACTGCCTATCGACTGAGCCACGACTTTGAACGTAGGATCAAGTTCCAGGCAGCGGTTCAGGATTACGTGGATATGAGTATTTCATCTACGATTAATCTCCCTCCGTGGGGTAGTAAAGATAACAACGAAGACAAAG